TTCTGTTGCTGCAGTTACAGATATCGACTCTCCATCAGAAGTCCATCCAGTAGTTGATAAAATTGGAGCAAGAGTTAATTTGTATGGAGAAGAAGTTCCTATACTGATAACTTCATAATCACCACCAATTGCCTGTCCACTCGCGGTGTTTCCTGCAGTTAATCTTATAAAATTACCAGGGTTGATTTGACCAGATGGATCCGAAGATAATAATAGTGCATTTAAACCATCAGTTTCAGTTGCAGTTAGTAATGTGCTATATGTTGTTGCAGTTGGTGTTGCTCCAGTTAAATATTGAAATTGTTCACCTTGTAAGAAAGAACCACTAATCAATCTAACATCAACTTTTCCTGCTAGATATGCACTAGCTCCAGTAGTAGTAGTAAAATCTACTGCATTTATTTTTGCTCTAGATCCAGTATTTAAACCTTTTACTAATCTTCCGGATACTAATTGTGCAAGACCTGTATTTTGGGAAAAAGAAACTCTAAATTCATCTGGTCCGAAGATTTGATGTCCAATTGGAAAGTCAACTCCAAAATCTCCATTGACTTCATTATCGATGATAATTCTTTGTTTATCATCAAATACCATAGCAAAATCCCAAGTAGCTACAGAATCTCCATTGGAATCAATTTGATCTCTGTATGTTACACCAGTAACATAATTTTTATCACCAAATTTGAAAATATGTTTCTTTGGGTTAGCTGGTCTGATAATTACAAGACGAAGATTATCTCCAACAACTGAAGCATCTGGTGGTAATGAAATTGGATTATCTTCTACATAATCTCCACCAGAAACAATTAAAGTTTCTTTTACACCAACTGTAGACCAAGCAAGTTGTGCTGCTTTTTTAATTGTTCTGACTGGATTTACAGCAGAACGACCATCATTTAAGTCGGAACCAATTTGTGCAGAAACATATATGCGACCACCAACGTCATTCGTTGCTAGGTTGAGAACGTATTCTGTAGTTGCAATCTTGTCAGATCTATCACCAAGTAGTGGTGTAATAGAACGGGGGAATTCACCAGAATCTCCAGTTTCTGAAAACTTATATTTTGCAGGATCAATTACTCTAAAACCAATATGCTTAAATGATACAGTGCCATTTTCTTCAACTCCATCTACATGGGATGGAGCAGAAGAACTAGTTTGTCCAGAATTTAATGCTTGATATACATTACTTCCAAAATATCGATATGAATCTTTTTGGACAATAACATTTGCATCCCAAACAATACCGGTATTATTTACATAAGTTTTTAAATTTGGTGCTCTTAATGATAAATTTGGCGTTACGAAATTTTCAACATCTAGATTTAGAACTCTAGCAGTATCAGAAATAATTGATGTTGATGTTCTAATAGCACCATTAATATCTAATTCGAAATCTACACTGTCGAGCGCAGATTCAGCAGCAGCACCCGTTCCACCTCCCCCGGAAATTTGTACAATAGGATTGCTAGAAAAATTACTTCCTGGTGTATTTACTGCAATAGAAATAACTTGTCCGTTGAAAATAAAAGCAGTGGCAGTAGCACCAGAACCTCCTCCACCAATTAAAGTAACTGCAGGAGGAGAACTATATCCAGTTCCACCCGCAGTTACCGTTATATTATTAACTTTTTGACCAGTTCTGTTAATACCAACACGGGCGAAACCGTCAGAATTAAGTTCTGTTCTTAAAATCTCTTTTTCATCTGAACCAGTTCCCCCACGTATGGTTAGTTCATTATTACCGATGAGACTGGGATTTACACCTCTGATCTTTTCCTTATCGGAATTAATGTTAAAACTCATGGTGCTGCCGTATCCTTGACTTTTTCCTATCTTCTATTTATCATTATGCCCAATCAATACTAACAACTTGTGTTGATGCAACCCATTTAATATTTTGAACAGTTCCAGTTCTTCCAGTATTATAAGTAAAATTATTTGTAGATCCTTGAGGAGAAACAGTCCAAGACTCACCATTTGGAATATCATCTTTAATAATAGTAGTTAGAGATGATAGAACAGATACATTACCGAGACTGTTACATCCAACTGTACTCTCAATTTTCAAAGAGTAAACAGTTCCTGATGGATTTACTGCTAATATATTACCAGTAATAAAATTGACAGTTGAATTTTCAATTGGTATTCCAGAACCGATATCATCAATTTGCAAAGACGTTGTATTTAAACCCCTAAGAATATAATTTGTAGTTTTACTATCAGAATGAAATCGATTTTTTAATTCAAGTGTGTTTAGATTCTTAAAATCGCGAAACTCATTTGCGACTTGTGTATTTGATATAGAGAATCCTCCTACGGAATCAAACTCTTTATTAGTAATTGCCATTTTTTATCTCTTGTAGATGTTTGTAGTAGTTGTAACAATAACATTATCTCCTGTAGTCAATCCACTCGCTGAAGTGATTGTCAATCGCACATTATTTCCAGCATCGATATCAAACACTGATGTAAATTGATCTATGCCGGTTTTGACGTTTCCGAAATCAGTATATGAGATATCGGATCCGTTATTGACAACAGTAAATTCTACAATCTCTTTTTCACCTGAAGTAATATTTAAAGCAGCAACAGTAACTTTACATCCAATAGCAATACTTGGGTCGTAGAGAACAACCGCTCCAGTATCTACAGTTCCAACAGTGAATGATAAATCTTTTGTTAAAATTTTATAATCGGAAAGCTCAAATTCTTTCAACTCCGTATCAAAAATTTTAACTCCATTATAAATTCCTGTTCCAAATCCAAGATTAAAGAAAACATCACCTTGATCATCTAGTCTTAAAATAGCATCATTATTTACTCCAGAAGATACTCCTAAATCTAGGAACTCTCTTGAAGTAAAGATAAATGATCTATCTGAATTGGCACCATCTCCATTTAGAATAGTAAGAGAATTGTTCTCAAGAACAAAATTTTGTGTTTCTATATTTAATGTTTCTCCGGAAACATTAATTGTATCTATAGATGAAAAGGTGAATCCATTTGTATTTAATGTTACCGTTTCTGTTCCGGCATTAAAGAAATACAAAGTGTCTTCATCCGAACCCGGAGAAATTTCTGGTTTAATAAACGTATCTTGATCAATATCTTTTACACCACCCAATGATCCCCAGTTAGATCCATCATATCCCTCAAAAATAGTATCAGATGTATTAAATCTTATTGATCCTACTTCTGCAGATCCTTTTTGATTTTGATCTCCAACAGGAATTACTAAAGAAGAAGTTGCATCAACTTTTAATTTTTGACCACTATTTGGTCTGAGAACTAAATCACCTATATCTGTAGAAATAGAATTTCCGGTAAGTCTCAAGTCTTGACTGATTACTAGAGGAGTATCGTCAGTTGCACCTATTCTTACCTCAGATATTTCTTCAAATGATAATTCTGATACTGCAGTTACATTCCATTCTAGTTGAGCAGTTCCATTTGTTTCAGTTCCTGTTGTGTGTGTTGGTGCAGTAGTTCCTGTCGTTCCACTTCCACCTACTGGAACTATGTAAATATTTTTTTTATATTTGATGAATGTACCATCAGAAATTGTGGTATTTGCTGCCCATTCTGTGGAGTTTGGAGCAGAAATATTAATAGACTTAATCTTTTTAACAGTATTAAAGTCTAGAGAATTTGGTGTTAATTTTATAGTGTTATTATTATCATTATAAAAATATAATGTATTGTCATTAGCACCAACAGTTTCTTCTGCTACAATATAGGTATTTCCATCCAGGTCACGAACTCCTCCAAGAGAAGACCACGAAGAAGATGCAGCACTATAACCTTCATATTGATTAGATTCTGTATTAAATCTAATCGCTCCATTTTGTGCAATAGGTGAGATTGGTCTTTGTGAACTATCTCCAGATGGAATAACAAATGCAGTTGTTCCTGTTACTTTCGCTACTCTGTTTGAGGCAGGCGAGAACAATAAATCTTCTGATCCTAATGTAGATATAGTAGCGTTTGAAATTGTAAGTAATCCGTTAGAATTGATTTGATTATTACTTCTTAAAACACCACTTGTTGTAATATTTCCTGAACTATTTGTAATTGATACATTAGTTCCAATGTTTACATCTGGGGAAGTAAAACTAACACTAGAACCTATTACGTTTAAATTTGTAGTATTTAAAGTTGATAACGTTAACGAATTTGCAGTTATAGATGTTATATTACCTGTAGTTGAAGTTAACGTAGTTACATTGCCAGTAACTGCAGTAATTGCATTTGCGGTAATTCTACCTTCTGAAATTTCATTCTTGATGATATCAATAGAACTAATTGTAGATACCTGAATTTCTAATCCAGAACCAAAAACTTTTGGATTGTTTGTATCTACCGTTAAAGTTGCTTCATTTCCAGGACTACCGCCAATGTTTGCATAATTTACATTTGAACTATTGTTTGCATAGTAATATAAAGTTGGTGTATCTGATAAAACTTTGATTGTTAAACCAGAAGTTCCTAGAGATACTCCATTTTCATATGCATATCCACGGAAGTTCAATACACATGATCCATTTGCAGTAGGTGATTTGTCTACTGTAATATTACTTCCATCTACAATAGAAACAACTTTAGTATCACTTTGCAAAGATCCATCACCACTAACTAAAGAAAGTCGCATTCCTTGGATAATACCAGTGCTGCTACCAACGTTTATTGAAGTACTTCCAGCAACCAAAGTTGCATTAACATTTTCAATAAAACTATTTCCCCAAATACCGCCCGGAAACTGTGAAAGTTGAAAATCAAGTGGAGAAATACTGGCATCTCCTATGTTAAAAGTATAAGAATTTCCTTCCAATAGAGTTAAATTTGGATTATATACTGGACCGGAACCAGTATCTATAGTAAACCCAAACCTTTCTGCAGATCCAGTTGCAGTAAGAGCAGTATAAATTGGAGTAGTTGTTCCTACAACAATAAACTGTGAAGTATTACCAAATCCACCTACATCAACTAATAATGAAGTTGTGAATCCACCAGACTCTGTTACTTCTCTTACTTGAGCAGATGTAGTTTCTGAAACGTCGTCAATAGTTACAACTGCATCATCTGCTGGAGAAGATCCACCAACTAAGTTTCCTGCAATAGTTAATGTATCCCCGGCAGCATAAAAGAATCCAGATCCAACAATTACAACACTAGAAATAACACCTTCGGCATTTCTAGATATATTTAAAGTTTCGTTAATTCCATTTGCACTATTTGTAGTAGTAGCAACACCACTGTATGTCGCAGTTTTGTCTTCTGTGAATGTGAGGTTTGCTAAACCAGAAGCAATTGGATTTGCTGATAATGTTATTTCTCCAGTTCCTAGATTCACACCAGTAACTGTAATATTGGGACCCACAGAACCAGTTCCTGTAGATGTTACTCTATAACCAATTGCAATTCCTGCAGCATTAGATACTGTTGTTAGATTTGTAGTTGTAGTTAATGTTGCTGATAGTGGTCCTACTGTATTTGGAGTTAATGTAGTAGAAGATGTTAAGTTTGATGAAACAGGAGTTCCATCTCTAAGTTTAATAGATTGACTTGTGGTAAATGTCCCACTTGGAATTGTAGATGCTCCAAAAGTTAATTCTTGTAAATCAATTACTCTAGCAGTATAAGAAATTGGTTGTACTAAGTCAGTATTTGTTACACTGATCAAATCATCTTCAAAATAACCAATACCACCATTAGATACAGAAACTGATGATACAACACCAATATTATTAATAGTATATGTAAATGCTGATGTTGGAGTTCCGTAAGGTGGTGTGAAAGTTAATGTGCCACTACCAGAAGTTGCTGGGTTATTATTAATTGTTATGCTATTAGCATCATAATCAATAGCCTCTACTAGAGTTTCTCCTGAACCTAAAGATCCAGTTCCAGCAGTTAAAGTTACAACAGATCCAGGAACAATTAGGGAAACATCACTTACAGTAAATGTAAGTTCTGGATCAGTATTTCCACCATCACTACCAACTAAAGTGGTAGTTACACCAGTCTGTGTTGCTGGCAAAGAAATGATATCATTTGCAAGATAATCATTAGCAGCATTATTGAATGTAAAATTTCTTAAAATTCCTGGTTGTGAAGTAATAGTAAAAGATGCATTACTTCCAGTTGATCCAACATCTGCAGCTGCTACAGAAAGAACATCATTTTGGATATAATTTTGACCGCTATTTACAATAGTTAATGCAGTAATTGTTCCATTTGGATTAATACTATTAATAGTATACCCTCCACTAGTTCCTGCTCCAATTGTAACTGGTGGGATTTCTAATACATCCGTTGCTTGATAATTGGAACCAATAGATGTAAATGTAATTGCTGAAATATTTCCAGTGTTATTAACAGTTACGTCAGCAGATGCACCCGTTCCAAATTGTTGGGGAGTTCCTGTGGTAAAATTAATATCTGCACCAGCAGTATTGGCAATTCCGATATAAGAAGCAGTAGTCAAAGAGTAACCACTTTCAACTATTACATCTACAAATGCACCTGCTTGTCCAACTGTTCCAACTGAAATTGTAGTTATACCACTAGGGGGTGTTCCAACACCTCCAGCACCCCTAATAATTAGAGAATCATCAACGCTGGGGTCTGATAGATCAAATCTATAAGTACTTGCTGCTTCAAAATTTAAAACGGGTTGTTGTGATCCATCTATAAAGTAATCACCAAGTTGTTTGGTTACTACAAAAGTTTGTTTTGCTTGGTTTCTTAAATTTACATTACTATAAACTCCTTCAGTATATCCACTACCTGCAGCAATAGAACCAGAATACGATATACCACCAGAAACTGTGATATCTGCAGTAGCATTTGTTCCGGTTCCTCCCGTTAATGATACTCCAGTATAACTTCCGTCAGTATACCCAGAACCAGCGTTAGTAATATCTACTACAATTGGATCAACTGTAAATGATACAAAACTTCTAGTAGACGTTGACCCACCGGTTGTTGGTATGTTACTAAAATTTCCTGGTGTGTAGTTTGTTGATGAACTTGATGTTCCTACAAAGTCATCTACAGTTAGACTTAAAATTCCACTTTGTCCAGTTCCACCAATAGCAGAAATTTGATTGTATGTTCCTGGATCATAATTTTGACCTCCGGAATTTATGACGAGTCCTTCAGTGAATAATTCGGTTTTTCTAAAGACAAAATCTCTATAAGAAAGAAATCCACTATCTTCTAGTTCATAAAGCAATTTGTCATTTGAAACATATCCAATAATACCTTGAGATTTTCTGTAAAATCCGAGTGTATTTTCGGAATCAAAAGATAACGATGGAGAAGAAATTGTTCCGTTGCCGAGTTTTAAGTTACCTGTAGATAAATCACTACCACCAGATGTTACGTTGAAAACTTGTGTGCTGATATTATTAATTTTTTGCCTTTGAATCTCAAAGGTATCGGTTCTTGCTACATTAATTGCTGGCATTTCTTATTAGCTCGCGCAGAAGGGATTTTATTTCAGAAACTTCATTCTTCAACATATTTATATCTTCTAACGCGGAATTCAAATGTTTTGATTTGCGTCTAGATTCTATGGCAGAATCATCGAGATTGATTATAGCACCTGTGGTCTCGTCTCTTACGAGACCATCATAACCTTCAACTTTAGTATAACTCATACGCGGAAATTAGAAAGCTGCTACAGCACGAATATCCTGAATCTTGGGAACAAATGCTGGATCAGTTCCCATCATGACAATTTTAATAGAAAAAGCAGAAAATTCTGGTAAATTAGAAACACTATATTTAATATCCTGATATGATGATTGCTTTTCTAATGTGGACGATATTGTATTTTCTGGAGTAGAAATAACTAAACTGTCAGGTTCTCCCGATTCGTTAAAATATTCCCAATCAATATCTTCAAAATTTTCTTGACTAGATGCAGTTTTATACTTATAAAGAACGGCAACATCAGAAATCTCTTTGGTGTTCAAAGTTAATTGGACATTGATAGCAGTTCCTGGATTATTGATCGTAACTTCTTTTGTAACATATTTTGCAATAGATGAAGTGTTTCCAGAAGTATTTTCTGGAACAAATTCTACACCATTTGTATATGTAAGTTTTCCAATTTCAAGTAATTTTGCATCAGCATCTTCTTGACCTGGATATTTTACAAAATCTCCAACTCTAAAGATATCTTTTAATTGATCTGCCGTAATAGCATTTCTATTAAATGCTACCGAATCAATAATTCTTCCATCGAAGTCATCATTAATTGGTTGAATATCATTTTTCAAAATTAAATCTTGAGTTTTATTATTCCAAATTACAGTTCTTCCGGTAATATTATTATCGTAAGTTTCTGTAAAAACAGATGGGTTTCTAGCAACGATTGTAGAAGCATCTTCAATATCAATAAACAATTGAATTGGGTTTGTATCTACAGTAGCTCGTGGAACTTCGATTCCATTGACAGTTTCAATTAAAGTTGGTTGATTACCAAGTGCTAATCTTTCACCTCTTTTAAAATACTGTGCAGTTTTTACTCGTACCCATACAGTGTTGCCATCTACTTTTGCAATTGTTCCAATTGCTTTGGAAGTTTGACCTTCTATTGATTGATCATCTTGGATAGAAGATCCACCTAGATTTGATAAGTTAAATTTATAGATAGGGAAAAATTGAATTATTTGATCTCTTCTTCCATATCTGTTTTCTTTACCGGTTGATTTTTCAATTCTATTTGTGATAGTCTTAACACTTGCAGTTGAAAGATCAATTACTGGAGAAAGATATGATACTTCAGAAGATAAAGATAACTTATAAGTTAACGAATTATCAATATTATTAAAAGTTTGATTTACTTCAGATAAAATCATTTTCTGATTTGTGAAATAATGTGGTTCATTCAAAAATGTTTTTTCGTAATTATTTTGATTATATGATGTATATGTTGATGTAGTAGAGTCCACAGGAATAACATCCGTAGTCTTAACAGTAGATTCTAACTTAGTAGAACTAAATGTTAAATATTGAATTTGTGGATAAAGAACTTCAAATTTTCTGTTATAGGTAGCATAAAGATTCTTTCCTCCCCCAACAGTATTATTTGCTGAAGATGTTGTAGATGTAATATTATAAGTATCAATTCCACTATTCGAAATTGTAAACAATCGACTATTTAAAACATTAGCGGTGATACCACCAGTTCCCAATGCCGTTCTGAAAAATACCTTAGAGTCTCCGCTATCTTCAAATCCATGATTTTTATGTTGAACTTGTATAATTTTGTTATTATTTTTAAATAGTTTTGCCGTAGCATTTGTATTCGATCCGGCGCTAGTTTCTAATGGATTGTTTTTTAGCAATTCGTAACCAAGAGATTCGTTCTTTAAAATTAATTCAGATGTTCTACTAATATCAAATTCTGCTCTATACAATGAGAATTTAAGATCTTCAAAATTATCTTCAGTCCAGTTATCAATATTTTGTGATTTGTAAACAGAACCTAAAGATGGTTGCGTGGTAATAACCGTACTAGTAGAAATGTCAGTTTCGCCTAGTCTAGATGCCCAAAGTTCATAATCTACAGAATCGGTTTCTACAGCAAGTGCATATTCAGTATCATTTTGCAAATAAACTGGATGATCAAAGATAAATTTAGTTGGTGTAGTAGACTCTGTAACTCCTTCGAAATCGGTTGCTACGCCCATCCTAACAGCAGGTGTATCAATTGATATAGAAGTCTCCATAACACACCCTCCAGCACCATTTCCAACGCCTTTGATGACAACTGAAGGTGCTTCTGTATATCCAAATCCTGTTAATGAAACTTCAGCATTATAAATTTTTCCTTCAGAAATTTCAATTCTAGAGGTTGCAACAGATCCTCCTGGAAGTCGAGGACTCTCGATAGAAATAATTGCACTGTCATAATTATCTCCGGTGTTGACAATTCTGATATCAGATACACTTCCACTATCTTTAGCAATAGTTACTAGTCCAGTTTCTCCTTGTGTAGCATTTGTTAAAGTAACTGATGGAATTGTTAAAGATTCATTTTGGTTAAATGAACGACCATTATGATTTGAAAGAACCATGGTATACACTTGCTCATTCGTTAACAAAAATCTTCCTGTTGAAGATGGAACTAAATCAACTCCATTTTTGTCAATAATTTTTTCAATTGGACCACTTGCAGCAGTTGTAGACCCAACCACATTTTCGCCTTTAGTCACATTAACATTACCATTCGTATATACTTTTAAGAATGTTAAAGGTGATAGAATTCTTTCTGTTCCAGGAACAATATTTTTTCCTGGTTTATCAGAATCTACATTTGAAAGATATACTTTGATTGGGATAACAGTACTCTTTTTCTTGAAGTAGAGGTCAACCCCTGTTGTGAATACACCACCATCATAATTTTCAATCTTGAATGTTTGTGCCAATGGATTTGGTCTTATCGGATTGTCGGTATTAGAATCGATAAATTGGATACCCTCATTGGCTTTAAAGTATGCTGGTTTTGTTGAAATAATATTAGAAGGATTATTTGGTAAAATTCCTGTAGCATAATACTTAACTTCTGCATATGTATCTACTTTAAGTTTATCGGAATCTGTAGAACTAGATGTAAATCTAAAAGTTTTGATTCCTGTGCTTATTTTAATTTCTTCTGCAGAATCATCGTAATCTACCGTGTCTATATCACCAGTCCATGTAGTATTTTCGGATGGTGGTAAACCTGCAGGAATAATAATTAATCCACTTGCATTTCCATCAGAATCTGTAACAATTTTTCCATTGAAAGAAGACAATGAATTTGTGGCCACACCAGTAAATCTCAAATCGGGATTAACCCAACGACTAACATTTCTTCCTTCTAAGAATACACTAATCTCTGTATTTGGTTTTAATCTTTGGAGAACATACTTAACTGGAATACTCCTTGCAAAAAACTGCAATGAAGAAGAAACATTTCTTTCTCTAGTTGTAGTAATTTGAACTCCCTTAGCAACGTCATTATTATTAGGACTAATATTAGAAGAACTAGAAATAGATGCAGATTCTACAGTTGCTTGTGAGTCAATGCTATTGACACCACCGAGAGAATTAATTGAAGTAAATGATGGCGAAGAACCAACCCAGTTTATAATAAATGAATTATGTAAAGATGAAAAACTCTCTGTTACATCTACTTTAGAAAGGAAAATTTTATATAAATCAGTGTTGGTATCTACAATCAAAGGTGTTGCAGTTTGATCATACCACTGATCAATACTTGGTGATATACTTACATCTCCAACATATTGAAGGACAACGAACGGATTAGGGTTTAGTGGTTTTGAAGCAAAACTATTTCCTAATAGTTCTATATTTGTGTATGGTAAAGTAACAATATCTCCAGATCTTTTATATCCAGAAACAACTCTTTGATCTTCCCTTTCGTTGTTTTCTTTAAGGATGAAAGAATCTTCTTTTGATTGTGGACGTAATACAGACTGTTGAGAATCAATAGAACATTGATAATCAGCAGATACTAAATTACCAGATCTATGTGATTCAAAATTATCTACTAAGAATCCACTCTTAAATCTATCAAAACCAATTTCATCTTTAACTTGCATATTTAGAGCTTGCTGCTCTAGAATACTTAATGTAGTATAATACTCTAAACGTTCAATACGTTTTTCTAGTTTACCGATATCACGCATTGTATAACGACGGTTATCGATGTTGGTAATTCTTACATCTTTACTGTTAGTTGTATATGCAGGAATGTATGCATAGAAAAGTGGAATCGCATCATCAACAGGATCAGGTTTCGTTGGATTCAACGAAGAGTTTCCTTCTTTGGTAATAAATTGCCCTTTCTTATTAAGAAAAATTCCATCAATTCTATCGAGATACTGAATTTGACTGAATGATAATGTGTATTCCAAGTTAGAATCTGATGCTGGTGAGGATGCAATAACTGCTCCAGAATTAGCAAAACTTCCAATAGTATTTGATAAAGAAGATTTATTTTGGAATCCCGAAATAGTTGAGGTTGAATCTACCTTAGGTCTGAAATCGATAACATTCTTAAGATTTACAATTCCATGGACTGTAGAATTGAATGAAGGAATTTCGTCTTCAGGAACTCCTGCTTCATGGAGATAACTATCGATAGTGCAAAAATCTCCTTGTGAATGTTCAAAATAATCGAAAGCAACTACTAATTGACCAGTAGTTTCTACTGCTCCCGATTTTAATACAATCCTAGAAACATCATATACTGTATCTCTTTGACCATTATCGAAAGTAAATCTATCAGTTACATCAGTTCCGGAAACTAAGTTACCTGCAGTATCAACACTGGGTGGTTGTGTTTGACTTCCTTCGTAAACATATCTTAACTTGTAAGCATCAGAATATGTAATAACTTCTACTACATCACTATCGTAGTCTTTTCCTCTGAATGGAATTACACGATCTCCAGAAGAAGTAATTACAATTCTTTTGTTATCGACAGAAGTTTTTAATCTTGGTTTTGCATTTTCTACTTCTAAAGTAGCACTTAATTTTAATGTTGGATATGTTCCGTTACTTGGGATTGCTCCAAAATAAGTAGAAGACAGATTTAAACTGATACTTCCAGAAGTAAGACCACTCGAAGTATCTGTAGATGAAGTAATCGTAATAAAATCTTTTTCAACATAAACAATATCACCTCTTTGTATATTTGGAGCATCCCCTGGATTTAATACGGTAATAATATAATTATTTTCTGTAAACTCAGCAAACTTTTGAGTTCCAAATGGTAGTTGTGCAGCGAATGTGATAGTTCCACCAGAAGATGCTGCTGTAGTTACAAAATCTCTACGGAAAAAATATTTAATATCAGTTTGCTCAGGAGTTGTAGAAATTTTTTGGATCTGCTTACTACCAGTAGGAAATACTAAAGAACCTTGACTTGAATTAACTACTGTAGGTCGTAAACGAACAACACTAGTGTTAACAACATCTCCTGGTAAAGCTATATCTAAGTAAATTCTTGTCTTTGCAGAACTTTCTGCAATTGTCGCATATTGAACAATTGAACGAACAATTCTATTGTCTACGTCAGTAAACTGTACTAAATCTCCTTGTTGTAAAACTAAACTAGCATCTGCGTTAAAACTAGTAGATTCTACAAAATTAGAACCTTTACTTCCAAAGAAAGTAAATTCAGTTACAGATTTAATTTCTGCAAATTCTTTATCGTCTATTACAACATCTGCTGTAAATACATTTTCATTTCCAGAACCGTATTCTGATGCAAGAGATTTAACATTTTGAGGGGAATACGTTGTTACAGAATTCCTATAAAGAACGGGAATGATAGAAGCACCAACAGAAGGATCAGATGATCCTGATGGTTGAACAACTGTTACAGCTGGAGGTTGTGAATACTCAACTGATAAAGCATTTCTATTATTAACAATTACTCTGTAAAAACCACCATTACTTTGTCTTTGTAGTTCTGCAACACCAGCGTCATATTCTACTCCGTTAATAACTAGAGCAGAATTGCTTGCATATCCAAGTCCTGGATTAGCAACAATAAAATGTGAAATTGTATTGTCTTTTGCAATCCTAGAAACATTGCTATTTTCATCTCGAATACTTTCTCCAGAAACAAATCTTCCAGATAGAGTTTTGACGAAAAGGATTGGTCCAATAGAATATTTACCAGAGGGACCTCCTTCTACAACACCATATGCACCGCTGGTTAAACCAAAAACATAATCCCCTAAATTGAAACTGCCTTCAGATGGGGCATTGTCTAAAATAAGTTTAGTGAAAAACTCAGGATCGAAATACGACAATCCAAAAATAGAATTATATGACGGAGAACCATCTGGTAAACGACCTTTAGATATTACAATATCAGAATCTGAATTAAATCCAGTTCCTCTCTTCTTAAGGAAAAAATTATTTGGTTTTGCTCTTCCAATTAAAGGAGTAATAGTTTCACTATAATCTACAATATAACCTAACTCACCAGTATCAGCAGCTGCAGCTGCTTGAGTTGTGTATATTTTTCTCCTCTTTCCAGCATCACCTTCATCATATTCTTTCAATAAAAGTTCTACATCTGCTTTGTCTCCAAAAACAGTTATTTCTAAGTATTTTACATTATCATTAGTATTAAGTAATGGTTTATTTACTTTTGCAAATGCTAAAGATTTTAATGACCCTGTTGCAACAGCTGTTCCAGAATCATCTCTAGTCTTAACAAAATAAAGAGTTCCTAATTCAGATTGAAAATTAGCTCCGGTAAATCCTACAATTGGATTGTTTGTATCTGTTACATCAATAGTAATAGTTTTTACACCATCATCGACACTAAAAGACTCACCTCTTCTAGATAAAGTTTGTCTGTGTGCAGTTGATAATTCTGTATCGTTCAGACCAATCGATCCGTCACTAAATGTGGTGTACAAATTTACAAATGGATATGCTGTTAATTCAGCACCTTCTTTGTTAAGTGGAACACTACCGTAGTTATTGGTAATATTAAAAGTTGGTAAAGATTTTGTTTTTAACCTTATGTTATCACTAGTAAGACTTTCTCTTGCTTTATTTACTTCAATATATTTTGTTTCTTTATTAACAATTTCAAATCCACGGATATATGCTTTTCCTGGACCAATACTAGCAATTAATTTTCTTGATGCTTCTGCTTCAGTTAATCCATTAATTTTATCAAATTCATCTTTGCTATAGATACCGCCATTTCCATTTTTTTGTGCATATTCTCTAATATCTACAGAAAAATTATCTACAATGTAATCGCCACTTTCATCATAAGTTCTTCTGGCAAGTGTCTTTTCAATTAAACTGTAATTAGTTACCGATACTTTTTTTTGTATAGATCCTTTATATACTGTAATTAGTTGAATAAAATTTTTGTCTGTTTTTTCATTCAAATCAAATCTTGTTAGATTTAAACTAATCTTTAACCTATGTGCTCCAGGAGAAGTAAAATTTGAAGCTCCAATAGAATTGTCATAAAGACTTGAGTCTTCTTCTGGGGTAATAATATCTTCGCTAATAGTAAATCCTACTTTAGCAGATGGAATATCATAGTAATTGTCTATGATTAAAAGTTCTCTTTCATTTCTAACAAAAAATCCATTTACAAAATATATTCCTTCTTCTACTTCAACAGCAGAAGAAAAACCCATTGCTGGACTTTCTAAAGAAGTAGATTCTTGTGTGTCCGGATCAGTAATACTAATACTAGTAGGCAAAACACTACCATCTGTTCCAACCACTAAAAGTGGAGTATTTACTCCATCAACAACTTCTAAAGTCTCACCTTGACGGAAAGTTGGTTCTGTATTAGAGTCGCCGCTATTTAAATAATTTACATACAATGTATCTGATCTAGTATCATTGCCTAATTTACTTTTTAATACAGTAGCAATAACACCAGAACTTAAACCTTTTAATTTCAGTCCTATAAGTTGAGTAATATCATATTTTTTATATACAATATCATTTCCTTCATTGACAGCAACTTCTGATACGGAAGATAACTTTACATAGTCTAATCTAGTATTAAGTCCAACTTCTCCAGGAACAACTAGGTCGCCTTGTTTAAAAGCATACTTGCCATAACTTTCAATCTGATTCTGTAGAATAGATTGTATTTGTGTTAATTCTCTAGTTTGAATAGAATATCCAGGACGGAATAGAATTTTGTAAAAATTCTTACTTGCGTCAAAGTCCTCGAAATAAGGATTTACGTTAAGGTTTGTCTTCTGTGGCATTGTTTTCCGCCAAATACTAGAATTCTTTGTCCTTAGTATTTATAGAGATAAAAAAAATCCCCCCTAGGGAGGATTTCAAATTGTTTAATAAAATCAGAACTCAATGACCAGTTTAATATCTTCAATTTGGTCAGCAGCACGAGTAATTAGGCGACGATTTTCTAAGTAAATAACTTCACCCGAATTATTTTCGATTTCTGGATTTGCCAATCCAGTTGCGCTAGAAGCATCAACTCCAGGAAACTGAGTGCCCAAAAGTGAACCAAAGTAGTTTGTATCAACATTACCAGACGCTGCACTAAGACCACCAGTAATTGCGTTGGCAGTGCTTTCAAATGCTCTTACAACACCCTGATCTTGATCACTATCAACTGTTTGGATATACTTAAGAACTCCTGCAGTAGTTGAACCGCTATCTAGAGTCCATGAAACAACAGTTCCTTTTGCAGTTCCACCACTTACAGTTTGAGTAATTTGCTCATCTGGAATAAAGTTGGCAGATCCTCCAGTGATCTTGACTGCCTTTAGACCCGAACGGGTGTCAAGAGTGCATGGAGTAGTTGTACCAAAGTCAAAAGGATCCTTAAGAATACCAATACGACGGAAGTCATTATCTACTGGGAAGTCACCAGAACCTTCAGAATAAGTAAGGCGAATGTTAGTCATTACACGCTTACCATTTAGTTCTTGCTCGTGGTCAGAACCATGTCCACCCTTAGGCGACATAATAACTTCAATAGCACCAACCGCAGAAGCACCAGTAGCGACAGAATTTGATAAAGTAGAGTCGGAGAATAAATTACCGTTTCCTAGCAGAACTTGACCATATGTGTATCCAGTTCCTTTAGTTTGAATGCTAGCAGAAGTAATAGTTCCACTGCCATTTGTTTCAAACTTAACTACTCCACCAACTCCATCACCTTTAATAGAGGTATATAAAATAGTAGAAGCAGGAAGACCAGTTCCCGCTTTTTCAATAATAGCAACTTCAACTGCACCATCAATAGCAGCAGAAACTACGTTTGTACGTGAATTGTTACTTGGAAGGACAATAGGCATGAAGTCCGAAGAAAGGAATCTTAGAACATCATCGGTAGGCATAGTATACATATACTTCCAGATATATCCACTAGCATCTGATGCTGTGTAAATTCCGTTAGAATAGTTACCCGAAGAAGTCGATGGTTCTTCTACAGCATTTTGACCACTGGGAAATGTCTCATTCTCTCCATTATAAAGACACTTGAATACTTCATAATCTGAGTTTAGAACATAGAATTTAGCATTTGAAATGGAGTCTTCACCAGTTGCAGTTGTCTTGCCAATTTGACCACTGCCTGCAGGACTTGCAGAATAGTCAGGTTTCCACATATCAAACTTAGGATTTACAGCTACATCCCAGTTATAACGACGAATTACAGTTCTAGCAAATGCACTAGTAATACGTTTTGCTGCAATTAATTCGTCATAAATTTCTACTTTTTCTCTCTGGTTGTCTAGAGGTGCAGGCGGAATTTCTTCTGTAGCATAACGATATACACCAGAAAATGCAGTTGCGTCAGCAGTAATAGTACTACCAGCATCTGATGTTTCTCTAAGTGAGGAATTAATTGGTGGTTTTGAATTAATACCAGATGTGCCACCAACATCAGTTATAAGGAGTGCAGTATCATAAACTGCAGCGATTGTTCCTTTAAATGCCGTGGTGGCGTAATTGCCAGCAGTAGTGCCGACAAAAATTTCATTTCCTACAGTAAAATTCGTGCTTCCTTTAGCATGAATTTCTAAATATGTTTTCCACGGTTGTGGACGACCGACGAAGAAATACATTCTTGTGCGATCTGCACCTGTATCACTAGCACCTTCGGTTAGTGATTCCAGGAATTGTTTCGCGTTAAAAATACGAAACTTATCAGAGATAATAGCAGCCATTGGTTTTCTGTTCCGATGTTAGTGATTTGTGCTTGTGTTATTTATATTTATATCTTTGTTCAGTAAACTGTAAAGGGTATCAATTCATCACCAGAAGTAATGGAATTTGGTCCTCTAAACAAAGTGCAACCAGTAAATTCAGTAGATGTTTTGCCAGTGTATTGAATTACCGATCCACTAGAAGTAAATAAATATCCAGAATCTGGGAAATATGTAGTATTTAATACAACAATTGTAGTAGGTATAGTTCCACTGGATGTTGTTGTTGCAACCGGATTTTGAATAGATGGTGGTAGTAAGTTAAATATTCTTCCACTCAATGTGAAACTAGAATTTGATCTTTCCTCAAAGTCTCTAATAGTCATATCACTATACATCATAGCAAATTCTATTAATGTTATTCCAGAAACATTTGCTGTCCCGCTATCAAAAGAACTTTGGAAAGATCCGATTGTATATCCAGCATTTGATATACTATAATTGCCTTGATATTCATTTTGAGTTGAAGATTTATTTCCAACAATAATACTGTCTCCACTTCTAGTAATAACTTCATATACATTATTTGATAGTTCTAGAATATCGACTAGTCCAGATCTTGTGCTAATAGGATCTGTTATGAATACCGACTCTTGATATCTGTCAATAACTCCTGATGGAGGTGGTATTCTTAGAAGTTCAAACTGATTTTTTGTTATTGTTTGTGTGGGAGTAGAAATTTGAACATTATTAAGAACTTCAGTGTTTGTCGCTAATTGCGACATTGAAACTATATCAAACAAGTGTGTTTGAATAACTTTAACTGTTTCTAAAGTAACCGAAGAAATTTCTGTATTAATTTCTACATTTGATCCAATTACAATATCAATATTAGTTTGATTGATGGTGGTTATTGGGGTAATTACTTGACTACTAGTCTTAGTTTCTTTTTTACCTAACTGTGATGCAGCAGGCATAGTGACTAATAAAGAATCAGATTCAACAATAGTTACACCAACAGAAAGTGATACAGTTGGATCTGGAATTTGTCTAATGAATATTCCAGCATTCCACGATTGTGCAGTCGTGTTGTTTTCGCCTCTTTGTACCATTAAGAAGCGATCATTCATCTTACGATAGTAGCGAACTACTTCAGTGCCAATTAATAAGTAACCATAAGAACTAAATTTGGAAGTATCAGTAATGTATACAATGTTATCTGTTGCAGTTAGTGGAAGATCTAAGAATGCACCAGTAGCATAATAATTAATATTGGAAAGTGCAGTATTGTTTATAACATTATTAACACTAGAAGTTATCTCTCGTGTTGCTGATGCAATGAGTGTAGAAGAAGATTCAATATCAACAATATATGGAGTGCTAATAATATTTGTTACTGTAGTTTCTTTAAATTGAGTATCTACATTTTGTAAATCCAATTCAATAATTACATTTCCAACATCAAGTTGAGCATTCAAATCCTCACTTACTTCTAATAATTTTGGTGTAATAATGTTTTCAATTTGCCTATCTGATGCTACTGGACTATCAAATAAAATAGAAGTGAAGGAGTTAATTCCAGGAATTTGACTTCCAACAACAGAAACGTTGGATATGACAGATACATCAAGAAATATTCGACTCGTAATATCTAAAATAAGTTCATTTAGTCCAATTCCGCCACCATCAGGTCCTTTTTCAATTGCATATTTTCTAGCAACAACAACTTTTGGGGTTTGAGTATATCCAGATCCACCATCAATTAAATCAACACTTATAACATCTCCGTTGTTTACTAATACTCTCGCTCTAGCACCACCACCATTTCCATCTTTCGGAATAAAATTCAATACTGGTGTTGTGTAATATTGATATGCAGTGGGTTGTGTGATTGGGTCATAACTACGTTGGTTCCAAGTCAAATCAACAACAGAACCATTTTCTATAGTAGCAACTACAGACAATCCTTCACCTCTAGTAATTCCGTTGTAAGAACTTACATCAACTTCACCATAAAAAGAATTAGATAATTGCTGTTGTTTTCTTCCTTCTGTACTCGTTACTTGAGTTGGAAGCATTTTAATTTTTCTAAAATTATCTTCACCCTCAATTTTAATTCTAGAATTACTTCTTAAACTAATGAATGGGTTTGATGAGGAAGATTGTGATTTAGTTTCAAGAAGATTTCTTCCTACTTCATCTACATTGTATGTTATAGTGTTGCCACTAGAATCAATTCCCATGATAATTCTTTCTGGTTTGAAGTATCTTCCTTTTATACAGAAGTATACATCACGACCTTGAATTAGTTCACATTCAATACCAAATACATCGAAACTTACTGTTCCATTAATATTAGAGAAGTTTGAGCAATCACCAATTATATTCAAAGATCCGTTATCATTGATTTGATATGCTTGAATCGGGTTGCCAACTCTATCATTCATCCAAGAAAATGTAAAAAATTCATCTATATTACTATTAGCTTCTAAAGAAACTACAGATTTTGCACTGTAAATATTTTTATTATAATTATAGATTGTTAGAATTTGACCGATATCTCTACCATACAAATATCTAAAATCAATTTTCATCTGTTCCGTAACTGGGAACTTAAATGTGATATTTGGTCCAGATATTTCATAAGAATCTTCAGGTTTTTGTAATACACTATCAATAAAAACTAGCAAATAATCTGGTTCTTCGATATTTGCAACTGTATTATCTTCAAGATCTAAAATTAAGAATGGACCTTTTGTTACGTTATTAATAAAATCTCGTTGGATAGTAAGTCTCTTGTAATTTCCTACTCCCCTACCAACAACTCTCTCTACAGCAGTTGGTTCTCCTAAAGATCTAGCACCAGAATCTTGATCCCATATTGGAGCAACATCAAATATTAGTTTATTAGGAACTACTGTTTTATCAATATAATAAGCATCATCTCCAGGGAATTCTGCTGTAAACTTAGTTTCTTGTAAGACTGCATTTAAAGTTAGTAAAATATTTTCATATTTTTCAAGAACTACCTGATCTCCGTTACTCCAATACATTTCAAATTCTTTATTTTCACCATCCACATAATCCGGAAGAGTTTTATCAGACTCTATATCATTTAAAATATCATCTAGTAAAAAATATAAAGAATTTACAGATGAAATTACAGTAGTGCATTCTTCTTCAGGAAGAAGAGGATCAGGTAAAATATTGTAATTAGAGTAAGTTAATTTATTAGTCCAATTTCCACTCTTATTTTCATTTTGTTTTGTTGGATTAATTGTGCCGGGACCATCTTCTATAATATCTTTAACAATTGTTATGTAAGAATTGATTGCAGAAGAAACTTCCGCACATATAGGTGTTTCTGAATCTGTAATGATATCAGGATCTGTTACTGGAGTAATTGATGTATATGTTCCTGCAGGAAGAGTTTGTCTCATTGCTAAAATAGCAAGTTCTGCTACCTTATCCCATGCTAATATTGCTGCAGCAGTTTCATCAGGAGTTCTGTTTAGATATGCTAATTCTTCTCCAATTGGATATGGTTTTCTAGTATAATAAAGTTGTGCAAATTCTACAACTTTTTCATTGCCACCAAATTTTAAGTGGTAAACAATATTATCAATCAAGAAACCTAAATCTCTAGAACATTTTGAAACTGATGTTGATAGCGATGGATAAGTAGCGTAAACTAGTTGAGAAATTTCTTCTTGTAAATATGCTTTGTTTGCATTGATTAAATTGGAAGCATCATAAAAAGTTCCATTATTAACAGCACTGAAAGAGAAAGTTGCAACGCCATTTCCACTTATAGAAAGTGGAACATTTATGATATCTCCATCAGAAACGGTATATGTTTCGCCTGGATTGACTGCTAAAGTGCTAGTCTCAAGAGTAACATTGCCAGTAGTAGTTCCCGATACATTTGTTATTCCTGCAGATGCACCAACAACACCACCAGCATTTGCTAAAGCAATTTTATTTAATGTTACCTGTGTTAAACTATCGATCGAAACAATTTTTGTGTCACTGCTAAATGATTTTCCAGAACTAATAAACATACCAACTGCTAAGTTGTCGGTATTTGTAACATTGACAATTTTAGATCCTAAGATATAACTAACTAGATTATCAGTGTAGTCCCAATTTCTAATTGAAAGATTTGCTAGGTTTGTAGCATATTTAAAAATTGCTAAAGACTCTGTTTTATTTTCTGTGATATAAGCACTATTATTTGCAAATAATGTGGAGTAATCAAATACTTTTATATTTCCGCCAAATCTTAAATCATGTTCATATGCTTCTAAAATATAACCAATATCAATAGAGTAATCATCTAACTTAGTACTCCAATCAAGTTCTGGATATTTTTCTTGACCATAACCAACAGACTCTTCAATAATAAATTGCTTGTTGCGATCAATTTGATTAGCTGCATCAATCCAAATTCCATTTCTTTGGAAAATATTTCTTAATTTTCTTATATACCTTGTATTATACTGAGCATCTGTAAAATAATATGCTCTTCCTACAAATCTAGATCCTTCGAATGCAGATGTTGCAGTTAAACTTTGACCAGTTAATTTTGCACCTGCACCAAGAGGTGGTTGGGAAAAGATAACTCTATCTCCAGATACAGTATAAGAAACTCCTGGTTCTTGTAAAATTCCATCTAATGTGATAATTAAACTTTCTGCACTAACTGGAGAGAATGAATTATTTTGCGGATCTTTAACTTGGAAAGATGTTGTTCCTACTAATTGACCATCCGAATTAAATGTTCCATCAAACGCTGGTAGTAATGTAAAATTAAATGCACGAGTTTGATTGAAATTATATTCTGAGGTTGCCGCAGATCCAGAACCTTCTACTAAACTATTAGTTCTTACAGTTTGAATTGTTTGTGTAGTTATTTGCTTAGTGCTTTCAACTGTAATATTATTCTTTTCTGGATCCCATAATTGAATAATACTAAAAGTATCTGCTTTACGAGATGCTACTGGCATTTCATTACTGCCAATAGTATCAATATCTACTTGTCCAAATAATTTAAATCCTGCTGGATGTGTGGTTGACTTAATTAAGTCTCTCCACTGTTCAATAGAAGTTTTAGATTGAATAACGTAAGAATAATCTTGATAGAAGAAACTATCTGTTATTTTTTGATTTGATACACCTAACTTTCCTTTATCTGAAGTGTAAAATCCTAAGTTATCATAGTAGCTACTAATATCTACTTTTAAGACACTTACAAATATTTTTTTAACTTTGGCAGTAGATCTGGAAATATTTCCTAAAATGGAAACATTTTCCCTAACGATACCATTAACTTTTTTGACTTTGAGTAAATTTGAATCTTTTCGGTATTCGGAAACTTCTGCTGAAAATACTTCTACGTTATTAACAGTTTGTGTTACTCTTTCTCCTCTTTTATATTCAAACTCTGTCCCTGTGGATTTTAATTGTAACGTGTAATTTGAAGTGTAGTTTGAAGATACTGTTTCATCAACATAATAACCTCCACCATTATTGATAATTGATATTGTTAGTGGAACTCCAATACGATCACTTTCAGCAAACAACTTAACATCCGTTTCAATAATCTCAATTACAGGTGCTTTAGTGTAACCTTTTCCAGGATTATCAACAACAATAGTATCAATTTTACCTTGATTTTGTAAAATTTTGAAAGTAGCTCCCACACCATCACCATCTGTTATAGAAACTTTTGGTTTTATGTAATTACTTCCATTATTATTAATTTTAACACCGGAAATAATATTAGCATCTGTATCATATAAAACAGTAGCATCTGCTTTAAAATCATTTGCAGGATTTACACCAATAATTATTGGAAGTTTTTTGTAATTATCTCCTAAATTGACAATTTTAATATTTTCAATTGAACCAATAGCAAATTTACCTGTAGTAGTATAAGTAATAATTCCAGAACCATCCCATAGTGGAGTCGAAGTTATATCATAAACAAAACGATTGGGGGTAACATAGTTAATAGTTTTTGTTCCTTGTAATGGATCTGTAATAATTTTAAGAAACTTTCCTTCCGAATCTACAATTCCATTTTTATCAAAATAATAAAAATTTGTAAAGTTAGTTTTTACTTTTTCTTGGAAATTGTTTTGTGCAAGTCTTGACCCAAATCCAAATTTTACATTAGTAAAAGATCCAACATTTCCTGGTAAAATAGATGACTCTTCTTTTTCTAAGGTCAGTAAGTTAAAACTTCTACTAGGACTCAAATCAAAGTAGGTTTGCAATAAAGATGGATGCGAAGTATCAAAAACATATTTGTAATATTCTTGAATATTAATGTTTGGATTTGGGGTAAATGTCGTATTATCTTCTGAAAACTCAAATTTAAATTTAGTTTCTGAAGAAGAGTTTACTGTTACTAATCTTGGAGTGCTGCTAGCATCAAAGAAAGTTACTCCATTCTGTAAAGTAGAAGCATTTGCTAAGTTTATACTATAATCAAATATAATTGTAGCTTTCTGTGTGTTTAAATCATACGAAGAAACTCGACCAGCACCAGCAGAAGTAGATATTGCAAAATTTGGTGTGAAATTATAACGAGGTTTGAATAAAGATATGGATTGCTTATCGTAATGATTTACTGCTGTGGTCCCTTCTCTTCCTCTAATAACAGTTACATCATTACCAGAAATTGAAGAGATCTCCATAATTTCGGAACCAATACTAACAAAGTCCCCATTGACAAAACCTAATGCAGATTTAAATTTGATTACTGTACTAAAACTAGCAGTGCCTGCGTGATCAACATAAACTGAAAGTCTAGAAGAACTTAAAGAAGCACCGGATCTTGCTAACTGATCATCATCAACACCTAAATAATCTCCTCTATTATATCCAGATCCGCCATTACTAATTTGGAAAGATGATATTACTCCAGCAGTAGATACTGTAATATTTGCAGTAGCACCGGAACCAGAACCTCCTGTGATTGGAATATCTGTGTACGTCCCTGTCGTATAATCAGCACCACCATTCAGAAGAGTAAATACACCAATACCATCAAAGTCTAAAGTAGAAGACTCGGATGGATCTCTTAAAACTACTTCTTGGTATAACCTTTTTCTAATATAATATGTTTTTGTTTTTGCTGCATCATCTGGAAAAATGTTAATATCTACAGAATCTCCAATACCAAGACCATGATCAGAAGATGTTTCAATTAAAGCAACACTTTGATTTACTTCAAATGGTTCTAGATTGTCACTTAGAGATACTAAACTTACAATCCTAGATCCTGATGTGTTAAACAAGTTGTCTGATTGTATGAAAT